GTAAAGATATAGAAATTGCTGATTTAAAGGAAAAAGGACATGTTGCAAACGCAAAGTCTGGCAAAACTGAAATAAGAGATTATGCGCCTAAGCAAAAAAGCATGTCTAAGTTAAATAAACGAATTGAACATGTAACTAAAGGGCATTTAGAAGGCTCTGGTCAAATAAAAAATATACACTCTGACCTCGAAACTGTTTCATCAAGGACTAAAAATTACAGTAAAGGCATTACTACTAATAAAGCTAAAAAGAAAATATACAATAAAATGTTGAAACAATTTGGAAAGTCTAGAGGCTCTATGGGCGCTGGAGCTATTATGTTACTTGCTTCAGGATTATTTGGAGACGACAAAGAAGACGAATAACCGTCTGTTGTGTGAATATATCTTTTAAAAGCTCTTTTTAGTTACGTTCTATTTTCTTTAATAAGAGGTGTAATATTGATGCTGTAACACACTCTGCATGCATTACGATTGAGTCTTCTATATAAAACCCATCCTCTCCTACAAATCCATATGAAGTCTCTACTGCAGGAGCATGTGTTCCTAT